CGTGCTGCCTCATTGGGCCTTTGCGGACAAAAGCTGCCCGGGATACCAGTTCAACATTTTGAAATTAAGAAACCTAATATCAGGGAACGCGCCAGCCCTGCCATAAAACCTCACAACCCCGGAATCTCTCTCCCCGGAACGGCCGCTTAGAATTCCCCTAAGTGGCCGTTTTTCTTTTTGCATAAAAGGCTTGACACTTTTTGTTTTTTTGTTTATACTGTAGGTAAGGACGGACGAGACAGGCCCCAAAGGGGAGAGGAGAAAGACCATGAAGAAAAAAAGCGGCAGAACAGACAAGACCCTGGTGCAGATCACGGAGAAGGACGGAAACATCTGGACGCAGACCTTTGACGCGGCCGGACAGATCACCAGCAGCTTTATATCGGACTCGGTAACCGAGGCGCTGCAGAAAACGAGGATTTTATTAAACTCGGAAAACCCGGATCCCAAAAAACCAGCACAGAAAGAACCGAGGCCCAAAGTAGACTACCCGCTGAGCGACACTTTTGCTGAAGAGCTGATGGACATGGATAAAGCCATCTGGCTGGGAATGAGGATAAGATCCGGCTGCGAAATGCACAAGGCCCGGAATTGGGATCGCTACGTAGAGAAAGTGGAAAACAGAATGGTAAGCGCCAACATGATAGACCAGCAAACGCTGGATGTTTTGGAAGACCAGAACTACCATTGCCTGGTAGAAGCGATCATGGAACTGCAAAAGAAAATAAAGAAATACAAACACGGAATATGGACGGTTTACGAAGTCGTGGACGGAACCGGGAAAAAATTCAGGCTTGCTGATATAGTATGCGGAAGCGCAGACGAGGCAATAAAGCAGCTCCTGGAAACGAACCCGGAATATAAAGGAAAAGCACTAACGGCAGCCATTGAGAGGTAACCAAAAATGAGCCATTTCACCGAAAGCCAAGAGAGAGAGTGGCAGAGAAGAGAAGCCGAGTGGCGCAACCAGCCAGAAGTCGAGCCGGAGAAGGAATTCGTAAGAGAGACGCGCCAGGAAAGAGACCGGCGCAGATCGGACGAGCGGATCGCCCGGGTACCGCAGGGGTATTATAGATTTAATCCTGATATGTACAAATTATTCAAGGGAGCCACGAAATGAACATGGAACCGGTAGTCAGCAGCAACGTCGCAGCAATAGGATTTGAAAACGGAACGCTCACCGTGGAGTTTAAGAGCGGAAGCACCTATGAATACACCGGAGTAAGCAAGGAAACATTCCAGGCATTCAAGGAAGCGCCGAGCGCGGGCCGGTTTTTTATCGCAAACATAAAGAACCAATATCCCAACACCAAGATCCTGTAAACGTTTGCTTTTTGTTTTTGTTTTTGTTACAATTTGATAAACCGAAAGGAGAGTGATAAAAAATGGCAAAACCAGCGCTTAAAGTTAAGCCCAGCTGCCCGCTTTGTGACTCGCACCATGTCTACTGCCGAAAAAAGGCCGACACAATGGTATGCGTAACTTGCGGACACATCTGGCCGGCGGAAGATTTCAGACAGATCGTAAAAAGGGAAAAAAGAACCGGGAAGTTTTAACCCGGAAACTAAGAGAAAAAGGGAGAGAGAAAATGGCAGACATGATCAACAAGGGAACAGGGGAGATTGTACCGGTAGACGAAGGATTCGGACTTTCAATAGCAAGGCCGCCAGAGGTAGTACTTCAAGAGGCGCGCCAGGCAGCGAACGCATTAAAAGACGTTGTTTCAAAGAAGGGAAAACCGGTCATCATGAACGGCCAGCAATACCTGGAGTTTGAAGATTGGCAAACCCTGGCCAAGTTTTACGGAGTAACGGCCCGGGTAGTAAACACGAACTTCATACAGCTTGGAACGGCTCAGGGATTTGAAGCGAAGGCAGACGCGATCGACGCACGCACCGGAGCGATCATAAGCTCAGCGGACGCAATGTGTCTGAACGATGAAGAGAAATGGTCGACCAGGGCAAAGTACGAATGGAAGACGGTCGGCGGAGAGAGAGTAAAAGACAAGGTCGGAGAGACGGCCGTGCCTTTGTTTCAGCTCCGCAGCATGGCCCAGACCAGGGCCTGCGCAAAAGCGCTCCGGAACGTTTTCGCCTGGGTGGTAGTTTTGGCCGGATACAAACCGACCCCGGCAGAAGAGATGGACGGAGTACATCCCAGCGGATCCAAAGAACCGGAAAGCGATTGGAGACTTATGGACTCTAAGTTCCCCGGAACCTGCGATGCCTGCAAAAAGCCGATCAAGAAGGGAGAACCGATCGCATACAACGGAAAGATAAAAAAGACGCAACACGCGGAATGTTTCAATAAAGCAAAACCGGCCGCGCCAGCAGAAAATTCTGCAGCAGATCAGCCAGGCGATGCGCAGGAACCTGCCCCGGAGAAAGAATAATGGAAAACAAAACTCCGGTACGATACCAGGACGAAGACCATAGTTATTGGATCGGGGATTTGAGAATCCCGGGGATAAGCGAACTGCTGAATTATTGGGGATACATCGATAACACCTACTACAGCGAAGTTCCCCGGGATAGAGGAACGGCCGTACACGCCGGGATTTCGGATTTATGCAAAGGCGGAACGGACTACCTGCAATTTGAAGACCCGGAAATAATCGGGCGCATTGAATCGTTCAAAGAATTTATGACCGAAAAGAAGTTCAACCCTCTGCAGATCGAGGCCATACAATACGCGCCCACGGCGAACATTGCCTGCCGAGTAGACCTGATCGGGAAATTCGGGGAATCAACGGCCCAGGCGATCATTGAAATAAAATGCGGAGCGAAAGCAAAATGGCATAGCCTGCAAACAGCAGCTCAGGCGCTCTGCTCCGGGATCCGGCCGATCCGGAGATTTTGCCTTTATCTCAAGCCGCACGGAAAATACAATTTGATAGAACATTCAAACCCGGTAGAGATGGCGCTGGTACACGCGCTGGGAAGTCTTTATTGGTACAACAAAAACGCCGCAATAAAACTAACAAGGGGAGAAAACCAATGAGTGAACTTCAAGTGATTGGAGAAAAAGAAAAAGCCGAGTACAGCCCGCTGATAGAGCGCGCCCGGGCCGCAGCAATAGCGATCGTGGACGCGCCGAGCTTTACGATTGCCGGGAACCTTTACACCGAGATCAAGGGCCGCATGAAAAAAGTGCATAAGATCCTGGATCCCTTCGTAGACCGCGCATACAAGGCATACAAGGCAGACTACGCCGAGAGAGACCGCTACTTGGCGCCATTAGAAGAGGCTGAGGCCCTTCTTAAGAAGCCGCTGGGAGAATGGCAAGCCGCGGAGAAACGCAAGCAGGAAGAGGCCCAGAGAGCGCTGGAAGCGCAGGCCAGGAAAGAGGCGGAAGAGGCCCAGATAGCCCAGGCAGAGGCCGCAGCAGCAGCCGGAAACAAAGAAATGGCGGAAGAGATCATAAGCCAGCCTACGGTAGCCGCACCGGTCGTGGCCCCGAAAATCGTGCCGAAAGTAGCCGGCCTATCTTTCAGAGACAGCTATTCAGCGCAGGTAACAGACCTAAAGGCCCTGCTTAAGGGCGTCCTGGAAGGAACCGTGCCGATGGCGGCAATTGAAGCAAACCAGAGCTTCCTGAACACCCAGGCCAGGGCGTTAAAAGCTGAGCTTAAATATCCGGGCGTTAGAGTTTTGAACAACAACACCCCGGTAGGGAGAGGATAATGAGCAGAGAAATTGAATTGATTTGAAATTATACCTCGAGGGCGCAGACCGTGATAATTTCGGATATTTGCTTTTCAGGTTAATTGCAAAAGCAGACTACCAGAACATAGAATCGCTACGAAAAGGATTTCCGAAAGAAGTGGAAATGTGGGAAAACTACATAAAAACAGGAGAGTAAAATGGGAGTCATTGAAAAGATAAAAGAGCATAAAGAAGTGAAGCGCAAAAAAGAGATCGATGCCAGGATCGTCGCCGCCAAAAGAGCCGGGAACATCGGATGCCGGCTTTGCGGCCGCATGACCGGAGTACACCGTGTAACGCTTAAAAGAACAGACGCCGGCTATCAATGCGCGCCGGGATCCGGCTGCGCAAGGGAGAAATAACATGGAACAATATCGAACGAGTAATATCTACCAACCCAGGAAAGAGATCCTGAAATTGAACCAGCGGCGCCCTGCCAGAAAATGGAAGATCTCCTTTTATTTGAAAGTCGCGGCAGCATCGGCGCCGATTTTGTTTATTGCCGTGCATCTCATAATTTTATGGATCCGGAGAGCTTGACAAAACAAAAATAAAAATGCAACATCTTACTCAAGGGAGACGAAAATGGTCAGGACGAAACCAAAAATCAAAAAACCATGCGCAAAAAATCAAAGCGATTACGCCGGGTGGTGCTCCTTGAGCCAACCTCGTCCGTTGACCAGCCACCCGGCTTATTTTTATTGAGGAACCTATGCCAAAAGGAAGAATGCTAAGCAAGAAAATCAGCCAGGACGAAAAAGTAGCAAGGCTATCCTTACCCGCCACATTACTCTACACTTGGATCATCCCATACCTTGATGTTAAGGGCCGAATTTACGCAGATGTCTGGACTTTGAAAGCCATCGTTCCAAACATAAAGGAATTAACCCCGGAAAGAATAAGCAAGTGCGTAAAAGAATTTGAAGAGGCAGGCCTTGTAACACACTACGGAGATACGCAAAAGTATATGGAATTTAACGGATTTTTCAAAAACCAAAAAGTCTTTGAAGACCGGGAATCGCAGTCAGAAATACCCTCTCCTCATGAGCAACTCATGAGCAACTCATGCGCAACTCCTGAACAAGTAAAGGAAAGTAAAGTAAAGATAAGTAAAGTAAATAGTATAGTGCCTCTCGGCACCCCCACCCCACCCACATTTGATACTTTCAAGCAAACGGCCATAGAAAAATGGAATAAGTTCTGCGAACTGCGCCCGGTATTTTCAAAGATAAAAGAGCTGTCCGAGAAACGGCGGGATAAACTCAAGAAGCGATACGGCAGCGAATCGTTCCGTAAAGCCTTCGAGGATCTAAGCCTTTTCAACGCAATTGATAAGCAGCCATTTCTCAAAGGCGAAAATGACCGGGCCTGGAAGGCCAGCTTTGATTGGATCATAGAGAATGATACGAACTACCTGAAAATTATTGAGCTTCGGTACTTAGATACCGGAAAGAGGTGACCATGACATTTCAAAACGAACAAGAAATCGCACAGGCTGTACTTGACGGAAAACCGCCGGTATGGAAAAAATGCTCCAGATGCGGAGAAGATTGGAGCAAGCTAACACCCACCGGAGAATGCCCTACCTGTAACCCTGAACATTTAACTCCGAAACATAAGATAGAAAAACCGGGAGCTAACGGAGATGTGAGTAGCCAGATGGGCGGCGGAATGTCGGAAACAAAAAACGAAAACGGAATCAGAATCGGATGCCTTAAGTGTCGGAACTCCGGAACTGTTCCGATGATGGACTGGCAAGGGGCCGTTTATTCTTTCGCTTGCAGCTGTGACGCAGGCAAGGACTTAACCAGCATGGCCAGGTGGAACGGACAGGAATGGCAGCTGCACCGCGGGAAGAAGTATAGACTACTTGAGCAGTACAGGAGATCAATATGAACGAACAGCGGCCATGTGAAAACAAGATCGTGACGTGGATGAAAAAGAACGCCCGGGGAGCAGCCGGGGCCAGGATCGGGAAAGACATAGTGATACAGCTAAATATTTGCTACGGCATAAAACTAAGCGAGAGAGAATTCCGAAAAGAATATCAAGAATTATCAAAGACCGAAATGCTGGGATCCCATTCTTCGATAGGATATTTCACGATCGAGACATGGGATGATTACAAACTGAACGATGCCGAGCTTACCAGCCGGATCGTAGCCTTAGTCGAGCGCCGAGGGCATACTCGCGAACTTTGCGAAGCGAAACTCGGAAGACAAATGGAGATGCTATGAAAATCAATCTTGAGGGGCAGCAGCAAGGGCAGCCGATTAACGGCCCGGAACTGCAGAACGCAGAGCCTGTCCCATCAGACCAGTCACCTGATGGCCAGCAGCCATTATATCCCAAACGGCCGAAGTACACTTACACCCGGTTCTGGTTCATCAAAAAGAGAGTGATCCAGGACAGAACTCTGGGCGGGAAAAAACACGTCCGATATTACGTTGAATGGAGTAAAAAATGAAAGAGTTGTTTTGCCTCTTTTTCGGGTGTAAAAATAAGCTGCTTTACGAGGGCAGTGTTGAGGTATAAAAGGAGAAAAATAATGACATTCATAGAGAAAATAAGGGTAGTAAAAACAATGCCCGAGTTGGATGCGTTAAGAATAGAGTGTTTTCAGGAAATGCAAAAAGTTGGACAATTTGGTTACAAGGAAATTCAAGAAGAATTTATAAAAGCAAAAAATCGCTTATTAAGGGTTCCTCGGAAAGAAAGAACTTGGTAGAAAAATCCCTCAAAGGAGAAAGTAAATGAGCAAATTGAAAGTTAGGGGCGAATTTATAACTTGGACAGGAAAAGTCACGGGTAGGTCTTGCAAAATAGAATTAGACATAACAGAAGAAGATATTAGGGAAGCGATAATAAAAATAACTTCTCAATTTGGAACACTGAAAAGTGGAGATTTTATTTATGCCTTAAAAAAAGGAATCTTAGAACTTCTCACAGGAAGCGAGGGCGAGAAAGAAATAGACAAAAGCAAATTACAAAGCCCTGATAGGTTTAAGACCGTAAATTTAGCAAAGCCCAAAGAGGAAAGGCGTTGCAAAGATTGTATGTTAAGTAAAACTTGCGACACAAGAAAGAAATACCAATTTACTAAAGATTGTTCTGAATTTCAACCCAAAGAAAAGAAAGAGGAAAAGAGGTCTTGCTTATACTGCGATAAATATTCTCCCGAAAGGATTTGCAAGTTAGGCGATTTAGCTTCGGCAGTAGCTTGTAGGGATAGTGGATATTTAAGGTGGCAACCCAAACAACCCCCGAAAGTAGTTCCTGATTGGAAAGGAATGGAGATTGTAATAACTGACGATGATGTGGAGAGGGGTATAAAGCATAACAGGTTGCAAAGAGTAGTTAAAGACATTTACGAGAAAGTTGAGGGGGAGAAGAAATGAACGATATTGACTGTCCTTATTGCGGAAAAAGTCAGCAAATAAACCACGACGACGGCTATGGGTATGAAGAATGGGAAATTTATGAACAGGAATGTGGCGATTGTGGTAAAATCTTTGTTTATACTACCTCAATTTCTTTTTATTATGAAGCAAGTAAAGCCGACTGCAAAAATGGTGGGGAACACGATTTAAGACCAATCCACGGTTATCCAGGGTATCTTTTCACAGGGATAAAGGAATGTTTTAATTGCGGAGATAGAATAGTAGTTGACAAAGAAGCTCACGAAAAGGCGATGGAAAACAAATGACCTATCTCTGCGAAGGTGTGTTGAGGTAAAGGAGAAAAAGATGCTTTGTAAAAATTGCTGTAAAGAACACAATAATGGAACAAAATTTTGTTCTCACGGATGTAGAGTAAAATGGCGATCGAAGCACGAAATTAAAGGTGCGAAGAAAAAGTATAAGGATTATATTCCAGGAATAAATCATTGGGGTTCGGATTTTCCAAATGATGGGGATTGCCAAAATAGGTATTAATTGGAAATAAGGAACTGAAAAGGTGTGTTGAGGTAAAGGAGAGAAAGAATGAAAAAACTATTGATAATTCCGTTAATGCTTATTGCTGTTAGCTGTTTCGGGGGCTGGATATTTGTTCGTGATGATGAACCTACGCTTGAAAACCGAGAATACAAATGGACTTTGACTGAACTACGAATAATTATAAATGCAGAAATTGATAAAAGGGAGAAGCAAAATAAGGATAGGAGATATATTGAACCACCAAGAGAAACATTACTTGAAAATATTCCTACAGGAAATGAACATAATGCTTTAGGGGAGAACAAAAAATGACAATAGACGAGATTCTGAAAGAGTTTGATTCACATTTTATTTTATCAAGCGAGGGCGATGAAAGAACTTTATTAGGTATTTATACGAAGAACGGCGTCAACATAAAGGATTTTCTCAAGCAATCCCTTGAAAGCTACGCCAAAGAGTACGCGGGGAGAGAGTTTCTGCGGTCATTGGCCGGAGAGATTGAGAAACACGGTATCGAAACTCCTTCGAAAGACAAAGTGTTCGGCCTGCTCGAAGCGCAGACGAAACATCTCGCGGACTTAAGAACCATGCTGCACTTAGATCCGCCGCAATCAGCCAAGCCACCAGAGGGAGAGATAAAACTATGAACAGCCCAGAAATGACGGTCGTCCAGGTGCCGGTCGCAGAACTTTCCGGAGCAGACTACAACCCACGCCTATGGCTGGAATCGGACGTGAAAAATTTGAAGGAAAGCATTAAACGCTTCGGGATCGTGGATCCCATAATCGTGAACAGCGCACCGGAGAGAAAGAACGTAATCATCGGCGGCCATTTCCGGTTTCGCATAGCCAAAGAAATGGGATACGCAACCGTCCCGGTAGTTTATCTTGACATCCCGGACATAAAAAAAGAGATGGAGCTGAACGTGAGGCTTAACAAGAACACCGGCCGCTGGGATGCGGAACTCCTGGCAAACTTTGACGATCTTATGCTCCAGGACATAGGATTCGAGAGCAACGAGCTTGACCGGATATTCAAGCTCAGAGACAACGCCAACGATGACGACGTGCCGGCAGTACCGGTAGAACCGAAAGCAAAGCCCGGAGAGATATACCGGCTGGGCCAGAACCGGATCATGTGCGGAGACAGCACGAAGCCGGAAGACGTGGCCCGGCTCATGGCCGGCGCCCAGGCAGCGCTTGTTTTTACGGATCCGCCATACAACGTGAACTACTCCGGCCGCGGAGAAGAGACCAGCAACAAAATAGAAAACGATAACATGGACGCAGACAGCTTCCGTGAATTTTTGAAAGCGGCATTCAGGAACTACCATGCCGTGATGAAAGACACCGCCGCGCTTTACTGCTGCTACGCGTCCAGGACGCACCGGGAATTTGAAGACAGCCTAAACGCCTCGGGATTTGAAGTGCGTAACCAGATCATCTGGGTAAAGATCGTCGCCTCGATGGGATGGGGAGACTACCGCTGGAAGCATGAGCCGATGTTTTACTGCCACAAAAGAGGCGGCAGCTTGGAATTTTACGGAGACCGATCGCAGTACACGGAATGGACAGAAGAGAAGACGGATGAAGAGCTTCTGAAAATGATGAAAGCCATGATCCGCAAAGAAGAGAACGGAAACTCAACCGTTTGGAGATTCAACCGAGATACCGGATACCGGCACCCAACACAAAAGCCGGTAGACCTGGTGACAAAGGCCATAGTTAACAGCTCCAAGCGCGGAGACATCGTCCTCGACCTTTTTATGGGCGGCGGCAGCACGCTGATCGCAGCGGAGAAAACCAGCCGGATAGCTTACGGCATGGAGCTTGACCCGAAATACATCGACGTAATAATTGACCGCTGGGAAAAACACACGGAGATGAAAGCGGAAAGGATAGAATCATGAAAGCATTCGAGGCATTGAAAGCAAGCTCTCCGAAGAACGCCGTATCGCTGATAATGGACGACGAATCAGCGAAGAGGGTAATCGTTGCTTGGACGAACGCATTCCCCGCACACAAAGAAGACTTTGACGTCCCAGAAGGGGCAACGATCCCCGAGATCCTGCTCGCGGCCTGGGCCACGCCGATAGACTACGAAAAGATAGGCCAGATCGCGGGCCTGCCGGCAAAGACCGTAGAGGTAAAGATCAGGCAGCTTGCAAGCCTAAGACTGATATATCCGGACGGAACCGCAGCGAACCTGGCAATGCAGATAATCGAGGCAGAGACCGCGGCTCAAGTCAGAAAATACCTCGGCCGCAAGCCGGGAGACGCCATACTTGACAAGGGATAGAATGAAAGTAAATTATTTTGTGATTACGCTGATATGCCTGGACATTTGCGCCGCATTTGCATATTTTATAACGGGAGATATCTGGCGCGGGATTTATTGGATGTGCGCCGGACTTTTGAGTTTAACGACAATGTTTATAAAGGGGTAGATCATGCCGAGCGTGAAAAAGATTGTCAAGAAGTGGCTAAAGCAAAACGGATACAACGGACTTTATTCGGAATCTGAAAGCTGCGGATGCGAAATGGCAGACCTGATGCCTTGCGGATCCGACGGCATCGAGAACTGCAAAGCCGGACACAAAAAAATCGTAACCGAAGAGATGAAGGCCGCGGATCCTGAAGGGATCCTCTACGGAGAAGTAGAGGCCGGAGATTGGATCATAGGCCCAGGGAGAAAATAATGGCAAAATGCCGAAGCTGCGGAGCGGAGATCGTGTGGCTAAAAACAGACGCCGGGAAGAGCATCCCGGTAGACGCGGAGAGCGTAGTCGACCCGGGCGCAATGATATTTGACCCGGATCAGATGACCTCGCATTTTGCAACCTGCCCGGACGCGCAAAAATGGCGCAAGGAGAAAAAATGAAATTCAGATTGAACAAAAACATAACAAACTCGTTGACATAGTCCAATCCATAGACAAAAGGTTGAAGGAAATTGAAGGAAAATAATAAGGAGAACTAAAATGGGCGAAGCTAATGTGTTTAGTTTTTACATTGCCGATATGAGGGGATTATCAATTCTCTTCGGATATGTCAATGGTGCGGTTTGCTTACATTTTCAGCTGATAGGATTAACACTGTCTGTCTATTGCAAGAAAACAAAAGACAATAAGTGGTTTTGAAGTGTTGAAAGAGATTAAGGAGATTGAGAAATGAAACTAACTAAAGAGTATATTGACAGATTAGAAGATTACAAAAGAGCTTTAGAGCAACTCTCTCCGTTTACTATTGAACAGCAAGGTGCAATTAACAGGTTGTTTGGATATTTGGAAGCATTAAAAGTATTAGAAGTAGAATCACAAAATAAGGAGAACCCATGAACCGAACCCGGGCCGTAGTATTTAACAAAGAGCGCGGAATTTACGAACCGAAGATCAACGAAGAGGACGTGGTCAAAGAGATCATGACCAGGCTGACGCTTGCCGGATTCAGGGTATACAGAGAAAAAGAGAGGATCCCAGTACGGACAGCCCGAGGCTGGCGCTTCGCCGGCGGAGCAAGCGACGGCGGACACCCAGACCTGCATGGCTGGATCCCGATAGCGAAAGCAAAAGAACATCTCGGCACGATTTACGGATATACTCAGATATTCGCGCTGCCGTTTTATATCGAGTGCAAAAATCCGAACAAAAGCGCCAAGAGACCAAAACAAACGCAATTTATTCTCGAGGCAAAAGCAGACGGAGTAATCGCCTTTTTTGCCGACAGCTGGGATGACGTCCGCGAGAATTTCGCAGCCCACGGAATCATGATATAAAAGCCACAAAAAGAGGATGTGATAAAAATGCAAGAACAGGAACCCGAAAAAATGCCATTACCCCCAGCACTTCCGGAACAGCCGCCAATCAGCCCGCTAACGCCGGAAGGGATCAAGAAGCAAGAGGCAATGGACGGATCCCCGAGCGAAGTCGAAGACAAGGACGGATACGTGCTGCTTAAATTTCAATGCGGCCCGGTAGCCGAAGTCGGGAAGAACGGCACAACGATCGAGAACGTGATCGCATTGCTGATCAATCGCCTCGAAGGATTTCAACGCGGGCCGTTCGTATGCCCGGAGAACGCCAGAGCGATCATCATGCTTCAAGAAGCCAGCCTATGGCTGAACATCCGCACAACGAAAAGGCAGCAGCAGGGAGTAGAAGGCAAAAACGCAGCGCACGATCCAGCGAAATAAAAAGCCGTGACCGGAAATATTCGTGGACAGCTCGCCACTGTCTCAACAGAGAATCCGGTCACGTCCTTTTTCAAGAAAGGATTTGACAAATAATTCAAAATATGATTTAACTATCTTTGTCGCGGGATAGTTCGGAGGAAAAAAATGAAGCCAGACCCGATCTTGAAACCAGGAACAAAACCAGAAAGCCCCCATACGCCAGCAACCGCCGCACCCGCAACGCCTGAAGTTACCCCAGAAGAAAAACCAAAAGCATCTCCCGGAACAACACCACACGTTCTCCCCAAGCACGTCAGCGATCAAGGATGGAAAGAAATCGAAGCCAGGAATCTGCCGAAGATATTTTATGGCATCCGCAAAGAGGGATCAAACTTTCAGGCAATACGCATTGAGGTACTGCCGGACGGATCCGTTCACGCCAGCGCTCTGCCAGCGAACCTGAAGATGATCGCCATCGAAAGGACGCTTGATATCATGAGCCAGGAGACAGCATGAAGCCGGAAAAGATATTCAGTATTATTTTAACGCTATTTTTCATGGCATTTTTTGCAATAACAAAAGGATTTCCGGCATTGGCCGGTGGCCTGTTCTGTTTTTCTATCTTCGTTTTCCTTGTTTGTTTTGAGCAGATCAGAAAACCGCCGGAGATCAACAAGGCAAATGACGCCGCCGTGACGAATCTGGAGCATCAAAACGAATTGAAAAATAAATCAATTGCAGAGATTGAAGATCGGCTGGGCCGGGTAGAAATGGCGCTGGGATTTAAGAAGGCGAACCCAGGCACAGACATAAAGTAACACTTTAACTATCACGCCAAAAGAACAGATAGACAGGCATTTTGACATGAAGGAACGAAAATGGGAAGACCGCCCGGGAAACCAAAAACCGGTGGAAAGCAAAAAGGATTCAGAGACCGGTACTCGGTTCAGCATTTTCGCAGGACGCTAAAAGAGCAAGGGGTGGATCCTTTCGGAGACTTAGTAAAGCTTATTCCGAACCTTCCACCGACGCAGCAGGCAACAGTTTTACAGGCAGTTCTTTCATACGTTTCACGCCGGCCGACACCGATGGAAATGCCCGGCGACCACCCAAAAGTGGGCAAAAGAAATCCCATGTCGAATGTGACAACGGAATCCCTTCTCGAGGCCCTACAAAACAATCATGAAAAAGAACCAGCAGCTGTCAGCGAAACAGATCAAGATACAGAATGAGTTATGGCGAAGAGGCGAATTGATATGGCTACTGAGACCGTCGCAACGTTTGATTTATGCAGCGCTCAAGAACAGCCTCACACGCGGAGACTCGCTAAAATATTTTTTGAATTGCAGCAGACGTTTCGGAAAATCGTTCTTTCTTTGTGTCCTTGCCTGTGAATATACGCGCAAATTCCCGGAGTTCCCGGTAAGGTTTGCAGCGCCAACGATCAAGAGTTTGAAAAAGATCGTCCGGCCTCATTTCAGGCGTATATTTCAAACAGCGCCCGATGACTGTAAACCAGAATGGCGCGGCCAGGACGATATGTACTACTTCCCGCACACCGGCGCAGAAATAAACATCGCCGGAGTGAACAACGGCCACGAAGATGACCTCAGAGGCACGGAAGCGGGCCTTTGTTTGGTAGATGAAGCCCAAGCGATAGACAACCTGGAATACTTAGTCGAGGACGTGCTTATGCCTCAGCTTTTGACAACCGGCGGCAACATGGTAATGAGCGGCACGCCGCCCAGATCCCCGGCCCACAAGTTCGCAGTTTACGCAGCCCAGGCCAGGGCAGCCGGGAACTACTCAGAGTTTAACATACACCAGGCCGGGTACAGCCCGCAGGTAATCGGAAAGTTTAAGAAAGAAGCCGGCGGAGAAAACTCGACAACCTGGAAGCGGGAATATATGTGCCAATTTGTAGTAGACGAAGAGACGGCGATCGTCCCGGAATGGAAGGACGAATACGCCAAAGAAGTAAACAGAGACGCGCACCTTTTTCAGTTCTTTCACTTGTACGAAGCGATGGACGTAGGCGGAAGAGACAAGAACGCCACGCTTTTCGCATACTATGACTTCCCGAACGCCAGGCTGATCGTTGAAGACGAAGTCGTCCTGGCAGGCGAATCAATGACCACCGGGAACATAGCGCGAACGATCAAAGTAAAAGAGCGCGAGCTCTGGCCAGAACGGATCCCGAAGGGCCAGCCGGAGACAACCCCGGAAGAGGCAGTCGGCATTCCAATGCACCGGAGAGTAGCCGACAACAACAACGTTATTCTTTTACGCGATCTCGGCCGGGAACACGGCCTGCACTTCATGCCAACCAGCAAGGATGACCTGATAGCGATGGTCAACCAGGTACGAATGTGGGTACAAGCGGGCCGCTTGATAGTTCATCCCCGGTGCCAGCAGCTGATCGGATGCCTTAAGTTCGGCATATGGACAGCGAACAGAGACAAGTTCGATAAGTCGGCAGCCTTCGGACACTTTGACGCATTAGCAGCACTCGTTTATTTGATCAGGAATTGCGACACATTCACGAACCCGATTCCGATCACGCACGATAGAAGCGCAGCAACGCATTTTATGATCCCCGGACAGGAAACAATGTCACCGGAAGCAAAGGCGCTGAAAGAATTGTTCGGGCCGCGCCACGGAGCAAAATAAAAATGGATAAATACTTCGCAACCGAAGACATAACGAAACTTGGCGCCAGCCTCATGGAGAAGGTGGAGCATTACTACGAGTACCTACAGACAAGCGGGCGCCTTGCCATTTGGAAAAAGAGCCATGAGCAATACTACGCCGGCCTGTTTAAGGGCGGACGCCTTAACAAGGGCGGAACCCAGAGCGAGTTCACCCTTCTTTCAATCAACCATTACCGCAACCTTTTGCAGCACTTAAAGAACATGACAACCCAGCAGCTCCCGGCATTGAACCCGAGGGCGGCGAACACGGACTACGAAAGCATGGCACAAACGATCGTCGCCAGCGGGATCCTTGACTATTATCTCAACGAAAAGAAAATGTCAGACTTTGCCGACACCTGCGTAGATGACTGCCTCGTGTTTGGAGAGGGCGAAGTCGAGCAGATATGGGATACCGACGCCGGAGAAGAGTATGCGGCCGACACCACCAACAACAACAAAATATATCACCAGGGCGATATCGTACACCGGAACTACACGCCGATGGACGTAATCCGCGATTGGACGGCCCCGGATCCAATGCACACAACCTGGAAGATACTCAGGTTTTTCAAAAGCAAGAACGATCTCGCAGTTAAATATCCAGGCATGGCGGAAAAGATACTCGGCCTTTCAATGGACAGCACAAAAACGTACAACGTGCGCCTGGGCCACATAGGCAGAGAAGACACCGACCTGATCCCTGTATTTCGCTTTTACCACAAAAAGACGCCCGCTGTTCCTGCCGGCCGCATGGTAGAATTTGTGTCCGCGGACTGCTGGCTTTCAGACGGCCCGCTGCCTTACAGCGACATACCAGTCTACCGCATGGCCCCGGCCGAACAGAGAGGCACGGTATTCGGTTACACCGTCGGATATGACCTGCTCCCGATACAGGAAGCGATAGACGGCCTGGAATCAACGATCGTAACGAACCAGCAGAACTACGGAGTACAGAACATATGGGCGCCGACAGGATCAGGACTAAGCGTCCAGCAGCTCGCCGGCGGCCTTAACCTCATAACATCGAGCGTCAAGCCGGAAGGACTGAACCTCGTAAACACCCCGGCCGAGATTTTCGAGTTTATAGCAGACCTCGTTCAGGTCATGGAAACCATAAGCGGAGTAAACAGCGTAGCGCGCGGCAACCCGGAAGCGTCCCTGAAATCAGGCGCGGCCCTGGCCCTTGTACAAAGCATGGCGATCCAGTTTAATTCCGGCCTGCAGAAATCATACGCCAGCCTCTGGTCAGACTTAGGCAGCGGAATAATTGACCTTTTGAAACGGTTCCCTCAGACAGAACGGAACATCGTGATATCCGGAAAGAACAACCGGAGCTACATGGCCACATTCACCAAAGACAAACTCAAAAACATTAAACGCGTCGTGGTAGACTTAGGCAACCCGCTGTCCAGGACAACGGCCGGGAAGGTAGACATGGCCGACAACCTGCTCCAGCGCGGCTTAATAAAAGAACCGGAACAGTACATCGAAGTATTAACCACCGGAAAACTTGAACCGACATTCGAAGGCCCGCAAGCGGAGAAAATGTTGATCCGGGCAGAGAACGAAAAACTTATGGAAGCGCAGCCGGTACAGGCAACCGCCATTGACCCGCACTCACTTCACATCCAGGAACACAAAGTGGTCATCGCCAGCCCGGAAAGCAGAGGGAACGCGGATGTGGTAGCGAACACCCTGGCGCATATCCAGGAACACATAAACCTGCTTAGAACAACGGATCCGGCGCTTCTACAAGCGATAGGGCAAACCCCGATAGCGCCGGTAGTTCAAGAACAGATAATACCCGGAGCGGCAGGGGCGGAAGCCGCTGTCGCCTCTGGGCCATTACCAGAGCCGGGCCAGGGAACCAGCAAAACGTCGGCAGCCATGACACCGGGAACGCCAGCAGACGCAGCAGCAGGGAAAGTCAAAGGGCCGAATATGCCGAACAACGCATTGACAGGACAAAAATACAATAACGTATCGGGAGGCTTGTAATGAAAAAGATTTCAGTTTTGCTTTTTGCAGTAGTGGCACTTTTTACCGGAGTAGCGTTCGCTGATGAACCGGCGTATGACCAGAAGCTCGCCAACGAGCCGAAGATCGCGTACTCGAAAGATTATGACATCAATCTTCGGGAAAACAAAATCGACCTGGTAACTTTTCAGGTAGAATATGACACGCCGACAGCGCCGTCAGCATTCACGGCAACCGACGGATCAAAATCCACCGGCATGATAACTATCGTAAGCACTACCGGCTGTTCGGGAGTTTCACTTGACATCGGACAGTACCGGCTCATCGAGGGCAGGCATTGGAACCGGGTAGCCACAACCACCGGAACTGCAAGCGCTCTGGCAACAGCGATCAATGCTTATTATCCACTGAAAAATTACATTACAGCGACGTGGACAATTACATCGTCAACGATAACCTTGCAGGCCGATTATATCGGAACCACTTATAACTATTCCTGTAATTCTTCAAGCCAGGCCGCGCTGACAATATCAACATCGACATCAATGACCGGCGGAAAGAATTCCGACATTTCGTACACGGCCGACACAATATACGAAGCTGACCACGGACTGACTACCGGGATGCAGGTTTTATACAGCATTAGTGGATCAACTTCGCCCAGCGGACTAACAAAGGGAACCACATACTTCGCCCTGCCTTATACGCTGGACGAATTCCGTCTCTCGACCACATCAACCGGAGCAATTGCCGGAGTATACGTAAACATTGTTTCAACAACCAACCCGGGCGGCGGCACGATGACATTCACTCCGAGAACTTCGGCCGGAACAAAAGGCGGAGTGGTATGGCAGGTATCGAATGACGGCGTAACCTTTGCAGACTTGACAACCGTTTCGAGCGTAACAATATCCGGAGCGGGATCAGGGATTTATGATTTTTCGGAAATCAATTATAAATATTTGAGAGCGCACTTCGTCGCAGCCGCTAATACCCTTTATGAATTGATAATGCAGGTATACGGAAAGACCCGAAAATAACAAGACAAAAACAAAGCGGCAACCGTAAGGGCCGCTAATCTGCCGGCACATAAAGCCCGGCATATCTCAAGGAGAGTAAAATGGCAGACGCAATCGCAGGATCAGCACCAGCAGCAGGATCAACCCCGGCCGGAACCCCGCCAGCAGGCGCAGGAACGCCACCGGAAGGCGCAAAACCGCCAGTTCCAGGCGCAAATAACCCGCCAGCAGGGGATAACACCCCACCGGCAGGCCAAAAGCCCGGGAAAGGGGCCGCAGCGGCTGCTAAGCGCAAGCTTAAGGCCATCATAGATGGCAAGGAAATAGAAGCGGACGAAGACGAAGTTATAAAGGGATTTCAGCGCAGCAAGGCCGCAGATAAACGGTTTGAAGACGCTTCAAAAATGCGCAAGCAAGCCGAAAACTTCATGAACCTTTTGAAGAGGTCGGCAAACGATCCAAAAGTGCTTGAAGAAATAATAGCGCACCCTTCAATTGGCGGCAACTTTAAGAAAATAGCAGAGCAATATCTTTACAATATTATTCAGCGCGAAGCGATGACCCCGGAACAGCGGGAGCTTGCAGAAACAAAAGAAAAGCTATCGCAATTTGAAAGAGAGCGTCAGGAAGCGGAGCAGGCAGAGCAAGGCAGACAAGCCGGAGAACTGCAGGCAAAGTACACGAAGGAATACCAAACGGATATAATAAAAACGCTGGACAGCTCAGGACTTCCGAAGTCGGAATTCACGATCTCCCGCATGGCCCGGTATATGCACATGGGACTTACGCGCGGAGTAGAACTGAAAGCCGCGGATGTTATTGACCTTGTCCGCCAGGATTACGCCGCAGATATGCGGGCCCTCGTAGGATCACTACCTGCCGAAAAATTGGTAGAGGTGCTCGGAGAGGACGTAGCAAAAAAGATAAGAGAGTATGATCTTGCGAAGGTAAGAGGCTCACAAGGCAACGGAAGCGGGCAACCGCCAGCCGGCCAGGATGGGCAAGCCCCGGTAGCGGATCCTCTCGGCGCAGCAAAAAAAGCATTGACAACAGAAGAGTTCAGAGCGCGCGCGTCAGCACGCGCAGCAATGTAGTACCGGAAAGAACGACGCTTCCAGCTATCGCGGCATCCGGAGCAGCAGCCAGGCAATGAAATCGAAGTTAAAAAATACGCGCAATAGCGCAGGAGGCCCAAAATGTCAGCTAATACACCCAGCACCCTATCAGGATTATTCAAAGAAGTATACGGCGACGACGTAATGACGCTCGTCCCCGATTCTGCAAAACTTATCAAAATCGTTCCGTTTGTCTCCGAAGACAAACAGATCGGTAACAAGTACCACCAGCCGGTAATCCTTTCCCATGAGCAAGGATTCACCTACGCGGCATACGATGCCGGAGCGTTCGCTTTGAACGATTCCGTAGCACTTGCCATGCAGGACGCGCAGGTTTCGTCCAGCCAGATATTGCTGAGAACCTCGATCAGCTACGATGCGGCCGCCAGAGCCTCATCCAGCAAAAAAGCGTTCCAGAAAGCAACCCAGCTCATCGTTGAGAACATGATCGAATCAATGAGCAAACGCGTAGAAATTTCCAACATCTACGGTTTGACCGGGATCGGAAAATGTAACACCTCAGCCAACGTTGACGCAACCCATACAAAAATCACCCTGACCACAGAATCATGGGCCAGCGGGATATGGGCCGGGATGGAAGGCGCCAGGCTTGATATTTACTACGGAGCTGTGCAGGAAACCGCAAACGCCGTAGCGATCGTCACGGCAGTAGATTCAGCCAACAGAATCATAACCATAAGCGGACACGCAACCGATATCACAGCCATTGACGCTGCTATCCTTGCGCACGCCGGACTCGTAGACCTGTACTTTTACGGCACCTACGGAACCGAGATGGCCGGCCTTGACAAGATCATAACCAACAGCGGCACCCTTTTCAATATTTCCGCAGCAAACTACGCTTTGTGGGCCGGCAATTCATACGCCGCGGGCGGAGCATTGACAATGGGGAAACTGCTTTCAGCCGTATCGAAAGCCGTTGACCGCGGCCTTAACGAAGACTGCACCTGCTTGCTGAACCCGGCAAC